GCCACATTCACAACCAGCTTCAGCATCTTCACATCCACAAGACTCACAATCCTCTTTAGACTCGTCTTTAGGCTCGTACTGATCAATGTAGTTAGAGTAAGTATCATCTAAGTGACCATACTCTGGATTCTCTTCACAACCACATGTTTCGCAATCTTCTCTTGCCTCTTCATCAGAACAGCCACAAGATTCGCAATCTTCCTTAGATGATTTTTTACTCCTATATACATCATCTGTTGCAAAATGAGCAACCTCAAGTGCACCTTTACCAGCCAACTTTGCGGCTCCTTTAAGAGTCTTACCAGCAAGCTTTAACGCTCCCTTACCAATATTCTTAGCAGTCTCGTTATCCTCATCGTAATCATCCTCATCGTAATTACCCTCACCATCACAATCTTCAATCATGTCTAAAAGTTTCTTACCTCTCTCATCATCGAGATCAACATTAACTTTAAAGTGATTCATTACATCATCACCGTAACCAGTAGACATTTCATACTCACCCTCTTTGTAATTTGCTTTTACAAACTCTTCAACGGGATGAACATTTTCAATATCATAACCAAAGAAGAACTCTCTACTTTCTCCATCCTCATTGGGATTTACATAAGTAGGATCGGAACGAAACTTAGGACCTCCACGACCATCAGCATCTGCATCACCAGACTGAAGTCTACCAGCTTTATCGTAATGCTTACCCTTAGGAGCTTCCTTAGCCTCATTATAGAGGCTCATGTATTTATCGAAGGAGTCGTTAAACTTCATGCATATATTTATGCCTTAAGAGCTAATTCTAAAGCAACAATACAAGCAAAAGCATTAATTTCTTTGTCAACGACGAACGCGCTCTTATAGAGGTGATCAGCAATGACAGTAATCATCTGCTTCTTCTTGAACTCGTCAATAGGCTGCTCATAAAGATAGTCTAACAAGTTAGCAAGAAGAGTATCATAGTCTCCTTGAAACCTATCTTCGTTCTCGATAAGATACTTTCTTACCTTAATCGAGTCTTCTTTGAGTCCTTGCGTGACTGCCTTAAGAAGTTCACTGTCACTCCCGCTGCTATCAATATACAACTCCCCATCAACAACCGACTTTTGGAGCTCGTTGATAGTTTTTCGGAGGTCAGGGAATGTTCTTTTAACCAACTGACCAAATTTAATTTTCTGTTCATCACTTACGTTTACGTTTTCTTGTTTTAATATGTTAAAGCAACGTTTAGCTGCTTGTTTGATCTCAGGTTTAAGATCGATTGATTGACACCTCGACTGAAGAGCTGGAATAATCTTATGCTTATAGTTAGCAGTAAGAATAAAGCGACAGTACTTAGCGTACGTCTCCATAGTATTGCGTAGCGCAGCCTGTGCCTGAGGGGTGAGTCCATCAGCCTCATCTAGAACTACTACTTTAATACCACCATCAAAGGACTTAGTCTGAGCGAAGTTAGTAATGTTATGACGAATAACATCAATACCAGACTCATCAGAAGCGTTAATGTATAGGAAGTTACATCCAAGAATATCATTAACAATGATACGAGCAAGAGTAGTCTTACCAGTACCAGGACTTCCTACGAATAGCAAGTTAGGAATCTCATCCTTGAACTGACTAACAACTCTAAGAGAGCCTTCATCAAGAATAAGATCATCTAACTTAGATGGCCTATACTTTTCTACCCAGATCTTATCGAATTCTACCATAACTAATTATATTATAGTTCCTTACTTACCAGATGAACCAAAGCCTTTCTCACCACGATCAGAATCAACTACATCACCTTCAGTTACAATAACATCATGGTTAGTATAGACAACGAACTGAGCAATACGATCACCAGCGTTACCTTCATAGTCTTTATCAGTAAGGTTATAGAGCTTAACTCCAGCATCGCCACGATAGCCGCTATCAATGATACCAGGATGAGGCATGATACCATGCTTAAAGCCAAGACCAGAACGACCTTCTACCTTAACCCAATATCCTGGCTGGATAAAGGCAAACTTAAGTCCAACACCAACAACAGCAGAGCCGTGAGCTGGAATAGTAAAGTCCTCGATACAAGTAACATCCATACCAGTATCACTATCATGATTCTTACCAGGTAGAACGGCATCTACGTGAGTCTTTTCAAATTGTAGTAACATATAACACTATTATGGCATATGAATGGCAATAATCAACTAAATGTTGCAAAGTAATGCTAAGTGATTAAATAAGTGTATGGAAGAGTATGATTCTACATTTGATCCTAACGGTGGTAATGAAGTCGACGGTGCAGTTGATGACATCTTATCTCAGTTGACTACTCAGCATCACTCTATCACAAGGCAGGAGAAGTCAAAAGAAGAGATTCCTGAGGTAGAGGACCTTGAAGAGTATCTTATTAAGAAGACAGCAAAGCTTATTGATACTACACTTGATGCTGTTGATAATGTTAAGGACTATATCTCATCAGCACCTGAGAATAGAGATGTTGCTTCCCTAGCTGAACTTATGAGATCAGCAAATAGCTCTATTGAGACAATGCAGAAGATCCATGCTAACAAAGCCAATAACGAGGCTCGTAAAGAGCTTAAGACAATGGACATTGACTCTAAGAAGCAGCTCAATATGGCTGATAATCAAACTAAGCTGGTAATGTCTCGTGAAGAACTAATGGAGGCAATGTTAAAAGCACCGGAGCCAGAGGCTGATAAAGGTCAGGAAGATGTTATTGACATCTAGTATCCATTCTCTCGAATGCTATCATAACCTCTTTGAGTAGCGTCAGCTTCTTTCTGACTTTTAGCCCAAATAATAGCTTTTTTACCATCACTGCCAGTTGTTGTCCATTGCTTAAAATATGCAGGATACGGAGTACCAAGGGCATCGACATCCACTTCACTATTATGAATCCTCCGATTTTCGGCGTCGATACGGGCTCGTTTCGCAATATAATCCTCTTCTTCTGGAGGAGTTGATGCTGCAGCATTAGGAGTGACCGGGGCCGGAACTTCACCATTACCTGTACTTACTTCAGAGGCAACACCATCCTGACGCTCTAGAGGAGGTGTAGGTTTGAATTTACCATTTATAAACCCATCTTTCAACCATTGAGGGGTATTGGCAGATCGCGTACCAGTTCCCCATGTCTTTGAACCTGTTGTAGGCGGTGAAGCGCTAAAGGCAATATCAACGTGATGGTTACCATTCATATAACCTGGACCAGCACCATAACTTTCCATTCCTAAGGACTTAAGCAGCCCAGCAAAATTACGTAATCTTTCAAAGTGTGAACTATTCTCTGCACTTAATCTTGTACCACCATCCCATACTTGAATATCAGCAGCGTAGCCGTTATCATGTCTAATTGAACCTGTTCGAACTACCCTACCATTTAAATACCAATCATCACCTCTAACTACTGCACCCTTACTTCTGGCCTCAGATTTAGACATTTGTCCACCTGAAAATACTACAATCTTATAACCGGTTCGTTCACTCGCCTCTCTAATCATATTCTCTAACCTTGGCTGCAGCGGACCTGAGCGCTTCTTACCTTTCAGCTGGAAGACGACATTACCACCAGTATTAGCAACTACTCCTGTTTCAAGTTGTTCGAGTGCAGCTGCTTGCTCCTCAGCTGTTATAACTGTTGTATCACTGCTAACAGCATCTTTAACCTCCTCAAGTGGACCAGTACATATTCGAACCTCCATTTGACCTGCTTTAGGGTTTGTAAAGATCTTTTGTACCTTTGTCCATTTCGTACCAATTATCTTTTCTCTCTTCGCAGCGCCCTCTGAAGCAGCCTGCAACTCACCCAAACCAAACGACTTCATATAGTGACTCCAAGCACCAACTGTAAAATCAACATTGATCTTGGACTGATCGTTACTATCAGTAATCTTATAGTATTTATAGTCATTTGTTGAACCAACAGGTCTTGCTGCTACAAAAAACTCATTTTGAAGTTGTGGATCCTTATATGAAGCATCTCCAATTCCAGCATCTGGATCATTTATAAACTCTCTAAATAGAGCTGTACTAATAGCAACACCATCATTAAGAATCTTTGTGTTAGGAGTATTGAAGAGAGTCTCCATACCCTCATCATCAAGTTGATGCTTAAAGCCAGTATTATAGTTACCTATCATTGTAGTAGTACCATACTTCTTTTTCTCCTGATCTGATGTATCTGCATCATTTAATGCACGCTTAATATAATCACCGTCGTTACCAAACACTGAAGCACCAATTCGGAAGTTTTGACCGAGATTACCCATTCCTTGAAGTGTTAACTTGTCACCTGGTGTTTTATCATATTTCTCATACCACAATGTTTTAGTCTGTGTATCAATGAGAGAGGCGAAGATGGAGTAATTCTGTCTATTATTCTTCGTCTTACCATCAAGCAAATATGACTTAGATACTTTAACAGTATCAGTAGTTATTGCTTTACCTAATGTAACAGTATTAGCTCTTAGGTTGTCACCTGGATTACTTGTAGTAGTTTGTCTATCTAATCCAAAACCGTTAGACTGTGCAGATCTATTTGGATTACCTGTAGCATCAGAATCATACTTCCTACCATTAGAGTTACCTACCCTTGAACCAATTGGTCGAGACATGTTATTCTCATATGGATTATACCTATACTTAAACTCAAATCTGTTGAAGCAACCACCAATGTCTTCTTTAATCTTGGACAATACATTAGAAGCAGCAGCAGAGTAATCAAAGTTAGCTTTAACATCTGGACTATATCTAAATACCTTAGCTGGGTCTCTAAATGATTTACCCTCTTGTACTTTAGTTACAAGATCCTGTAAGTTCTTCTTACCCATCAATACATCTTGAGTATTAGTGAAAGCTTTATCAGCAACACTTACAACCTCCGTAAAGGCGTTCGAAAAGATCTTAGGTATCTTATTGGTAATAGCTTGATCCATACCATCTACCATATTCTTTAGAGAAGTAATTACCCCACTATCTCCTTCATCACCCTCACCATTTGGATTACCGGAATTGTTAGCAAAGCTTAAAGACCCCATCGTGTTATCTGATGTTCTTGTAGAAGCGGACTGTGCCATTCGACCCATACTATCTGAGGTCTCTTGAAATAAGTTGCAGGGGGAGTTTAAGCAATCCTTAAGAGCATCTTTAAGTTTGTCTTGAAAGTCATCACTGGCACCATTTAAATCATCCCATCTCATTCTCATCTCTTTGATGGCAGAAGTAAAGATTGGGTTATGTGTCATCTTATGAACGTAAAACTCTACTGAAGAGTTATCCATCATATTTGAATTAAGAGTAAGGTCCTGTACAAATTTAATAGCTGCATCTTCGTTACCAGTGATTGCACTATTAAAGCCCAACGCAAGATTAATATCAACCTCAAAATCAGGGTCATCAACAATATCACAGAAAGGTGTATTATACTTTAAGAAGTCTTTACTTATAGCAAGACCCTGTAACTTCTCTGCCAGATTATTACCGTAGATGACCATTATTTATTAAGTGTAATTTGTTGAAGTACAGCTTTCATAGCACCAGGCTTGATATACTTATACTCGATAGCAGCTTTCGCCTTAAATATATAGTCAGGTTTATTCAAAAGGTAAACTGTCCACCACAAATTAATTGTACCATATAGCTTATAAGAGAGGGTAGTCCACGGTAAATCATTCTGTAGTGTAATAGTATCTACAATCTCATCAGAAATATTCTCTGGAAAGATTACCTTATTAAGTAAGTTGTAGAAGTAAAGGTTAGTGATATCTGTATCGAGAACATTTACTTTAAAGATATTTTCATACATATCATTTGAAAGTGACTTTAACTCTTTAACATCATTTTGCTTCGAACCATTTATTATTGTACTCATGTTTTAATTGATAGAGGATAAATTTATTATTTAGCGTCTAAAAGCCTGATTCGACGTTATTGAACTGCAAATCCGCTTCGTTAGGAGCGTCCCCTACCGATACTTTGTTATCATCAAAAGATGTATTAAACGCATTTGAAACCATAGTATTACCGTACTCACCGAGAAGGGATTTAAATGTTAATGATACTTGATATGCTTCAGGTACATCAGTCTTAATCTTTTTAGCTGTTAATGCTCCTTCACCACTACCACCGGACGGTACATATACGTATGACTTTCTAACTGTACCCACAAACTCAACAGACATATTATCAATGTAAGCATATGGCATAGAGAAGTGGCCTGGTACAGTAACTGTATATAGCTTTGGTGGAGGTGTTCTTGCAAATGTAGTCTTATACGGTCTATTCTGAAATGCCAATAGCCATAAGAGTTCATAGTTCTGTTGAATTGGAGATGCTGTACCACGTCTAACTGTATTAGATAAAGGAAACTTCACTGTCTCTGATCTACCACCTGCACCTTGAAAGTATTGTGGTTTTTCAATATATACTCCTGGCTGGCTAAAGTTAACACCTTTAGCCATCATTTCAGCTACATCAGTTATTTTGTTAATAACCTTTCCAGCTATCTCACCTACCTGACCAGCGTTATTTGTCCCGAACCCTTCACTCAACTCCCCTTCAGGTGCTGCATAAAGCGGTAGTCTATATTTAAAGTCTGTTGGCTTGGTGTAGTAGATACCGTGTAACGAATTAAGATTATGTTGAGTGAGAAGCCCTCTATCCAACTCTGAACCAGCAATACTTTGAATAGCATCAATTGCAGAGCCAAGGAATTTGGCTGTTCCACCAATAACAGAATCAGTAGCAGTATTTTCTGCTGCCTTACCCAATAGAGATGTTACAAACTTACTCTCCAAAACACCCTTTGTAAACTGCCCTCCAGCATTTAGATAGTAAATACTACCAGCAATTACAGAGCTAAGTAGCTGCTCTCTCTCAGTAAGAAAGCAGCAAGGTACTCTATTAAGAGCCTTAGGAGAGGCTTTAGGACCAGCATACCAACTAAAGTCATTAACTACATCGATTACCTGTCTAGTTGGCTTGAGTATTGGTCTCTTATCTGCATCGTTTAGTTCAAGGCCTAATTCTTTAATAGCAGAATTATCTACACCAAAATCAGCTATTGAAGTCCCGCCCTGAAATGTAGACCCACCGGTCGTGTTAACTAATACTGTGCTCATTATTCAAAAAATTCTTGGGTTAAATTTGCACTAGCAAAGGTTAATTCTCCACCACCACTACTCTTTAGGGCGTTGATTCCGTTACGAATCTCTACTAATACGTTAAGTTGTTGAGCGTTGATACTCTGAATAGTCTTCATAACAGCAGAGTTTTGATCAAGCATCTTGTCGATTGGACCACCTGGCTTAGCAAAGATTCCACTATCTTCACTATCAATACGAGTTGCCCTACCATTCTGATGAACAATACCATCTTTGACAGCTTGTGGTTCCCCATAGCCCATCTCTGTATTTGATTTACCAGCCAGTTGACCAGCTGTCCAAGCATCACCCCTCTTTTTCATTTCTGCTCTGTACTTACTTAAGTTTTCAGCAAAAGCTTCCGACCTCCTCTTTCGCCAGGCATTGAGTTCGTCACCAGAAAGCTCACTACCATCAGCATCAATAGGTTTCATAATCGCATCCCACTCAGCTTTTGTCATTTTTTCCGAACCGAACATTTTATTAGCAGCTGCTTGCTCATCCATCTCGGCGCGGATGCGGGCCTCCCTTGAGTTGCGCTCGGCACTCGTCTCACTCGTTAAGTTCTTTTCACTTTCGAGTTCAAATATTTCCTTTCCAAAAAGATCGCTAGTGAACTGATTAATTTGCTTCTTGCCTTCGTCAAGTGTCTTATCAAACCAATCCATAACACCATTAAACCAACCTTGGATCGACACTCCTACATCAGTAAAGAACGCTGTAACAAAGCTCCAAGCATCGCCAGTCCAAGTGCTTGCTTTCTCATAAGCAATCTCAGCACCATCTGCTGTCAATTGGTTCATAGCATTAACACCATCCCAGAAACTCTGTCTATCTTCATCACTAGCTTGACCTAAGAAAGCAGGTAGAATCTTTTCCCAACATTCAAGTCCTTTGTCCCAGTCTGCAATCAAAAAATGGCCAAGACCTTCACCAAACATCCAGAACCCACTTAAAAGAGGAACCTTGCCATCCTTAATGTTATTAAAGATAGTCATCCCCATATTTGAGGCACAGTCTGCCAACCATGTTTTAAAGTCTATTTTCTTACCTTTCGCCGCCTCTTCCGCCTCTTTTTGTTCGAACATATACATAATCATGTCCATACCAATTGATATAGCTGTACCAATTCCTGGTACGAGACCAGCTATTCCGGAAGTCAGCTCCCATACTCCTTTTAAAGGTTTATCCTCTTGAAATGCTTGATAAGCAAATCCAAAGTTTAAAAGAGATCCAACAAGAGGAAGACCTTTAAGCAGCTTAATAGGAAGAAACTTAGCTACTTTAAAGGCCATTGTTAACAATTTCTCCTTATCGGTCATGAAAGCTAAAGCTGTAGCCGCCAGACCAGCACCTAAAAGAGCTGTATATTTACCTATTCCACCTGAACCACTATCAATACCTAAGCTCTTCAACACGCCGTTCATACCAGACATGGCGTTTTTTTCCTTATCCTCTTCTAACTTCCCCACCTCAGGATCAGGGTGTACCACTTCCTTCATTATACTGAAGATTCTCTCGTAACGAGCTACTTCAGCTGGAACTAATTGAGCTTTTACTTTAACGTCGCTATCTTTCCTCACGCCTTTATCGCCCTTCTTACTAGAAAGAGCGCCTAATATACTGGCAAATGGGTTAGTAGAGTCTTCAGCCACATTATTATTTAATCACCAGATAGGAAGCTTGCATCAATTTCTACAACTACTTCCTCAGCCACAGTCAGAGCTTTATCTGTGGCCGTTTTAATACTACCAATATAAGTAACGATCTCATTGTTTAGTGATAGTGGTAGGTTATTAACAATATCTACTCTCTCGTGTACACTAATTGTAGCAAATTCAATAACATCTTCACCAACTGATACCTTATCGATATACTTACAAGATTCATGTGATATAACAGTGTCAATACCCTGCTTAATTTTATCATCAGTACCTTGTACCTTGGCAATCTCCTTTGCAAGCTTCGCTGCTACTTCACTATCAATAGTAAGGGTAGGTACTTTCAAGTTAACCTTAATATCATCAAACACGATTGTATGCTTAAGCTTTACATCAGCCTTATCAAGCGGTGTTACATTATCAAGGTCATACTCCTCATCCTTAATCTTAATCTTTGAGCCAAGAGACTCTTTGCGAAGAGCAATGAAAATAGCCGGCTTATCAACAATTAGAAATTCATCTTCAATAGTTGAATTATCTTTAATAATTTTATTCGTTATTACTGCTCTGTCTATAACACCATCAACTCCATCAAAAGCTGTACGAAGGAGAGCTTTCTGTTGACTTACACTAATAAGCCTAAAATCTACTTTTTCACCTGTGGAAGGTACTTTTACGTTAACGGTATTTGACTCATTAATATCCTTAAGCTTGTTTAGAAAGCTTCTAGCGGTTGAACTCATACAGTTATTTAATTACTGTTGCTGCTTTTGCAACCGGTCATTCTCTTCTTTAACTCTGTTACTATGAGTGTTCATTATAATACGTGACTCAATAGGTGACATCTTAAAGAAATAATTACTACCAGGCATAATAGTATTCTGGAAAGAATAGATCATTGAATAGAAGCCTTCTAAATCTGTACCATAAAGGCTCGATATAAACTCTAGCACATTATTTGCCAATAGATTAATACGTGTCGACTCTAGCCCAATACTATCGTTACTTTCAATAAGATCAACATTTAGTAAGTTCTCTTGTATAGTTTCTAGAAACTTGTTAACGTACTCAAATACAGATGCAGGTAGATTACTCAATACCTCTGCCTGGACTTCATCATCTAGTTCATTATAGTCAATAGAGTCATTACCTATCTGAATATGCTTGATAGTAGAAATGAGTAGCTCATCTATATTCTCATAATATGTTATACATGGTAGATCTAATGTAATCTCGATACCATTTATAGATATATTTGTCTCTAAGTCAACATAACTCTCTTCAATCTTATCTAGCATCGACGCAACACTAACTGCTACTGAATTTTCTTTAATAGATAAGTTAATATCTGGCTCGATAAATGTCATTCTCATATAAATGAGAAGATATATTCTATCAACTATATTTAAATCTGGTCTTATGTAGAGATTATCAAGGAACGCACCAAGACCTCTAAAGTCTTTATTCTGCGCAAATTTAATAATAGCGAGATACTCTTCATTATTAAGCTCCTTAACTCTAACTCTCTTACCTGATGGTAAGTTTACTTCAATACTAAATTCCATTTAACACTCCTCTTGGAGTATTTAATTGATAGTGCGCAAAGTTCCAGCCTACGGTTCGTGTTATGTCAGATAAGGACTGTTTACCGTAACTAAACCTATCACCATCATATTGATAAGGTACACAATCGTAGAATGTATGCATCTTACGAATACCATACTCTACTGAATCATTTCTACGCCGACGTTTATTTGACTCACCAAGTTTATCACCATATTTCTCAGCTGTACGAGAGTATTGTATAACATCAATATTACATTTAATATCCGGTTCGTTATCATCTTCGATCAAACCAGCATATGAGCAAGCAACAATCCAAGGCTGTATAAAGAAAGAAAATACATCTCTATTAGTCTCAAGAAATGATATTGTCATTTTATGATTCTCAGCTATACGATTTGAATATTGCATAGCTGGCATACCACCAGAACCTGGTATACTTTGTTCATCTGTTTTAAGAGTTAATCCTGGCATTTTTACATCTTGTGCGAGAAGAAAGCCAGAATCAAAGTCAGATACTCTATCGAAAAGGTCGTTATCAACCTTATAGGTGTTAGGTCTATATATGTCTAAGAAATATTCAATAGCGTCACCGACATTAACCATCGCTCCACTGCCAGTACGAGCTGAGAAGTTAATCCCCCAAATGTTCTTGAGAGGGATGTCGTTTGTCCAGTCTTGGTGTAGACGAAGACGCTTTCGAATAGCATTAGGCATTTAAATTAACGCTCTTTTGTGTAGAAGTGGTAAGAAATAGTACAATCAACGCTAACTGTAGCACCTGTACCACCAGCAATCGTATATGAGATTGGATTTACATTACGAAGGGAAGCTCCTACTAGCTTATATTCGGTGATAGGCTCAAGGTCTTTATCAAGCTGAGCAAGCTGAATGTAGAAATCATCATCAGGTGTACCATACTCACCGGTAGAGGACTCATCGTTAAAGAGTGCACGTGAAGCAGTTTCAAAGAAGTTACGAAGTGAGCTTTCACCATCAAGGTAGAAGCTAAGTTGATAAGCTTCAGATCCTGGATAAGTTACAGCACCTGGAACGTTTAAGCTAAGACCCATATAGGGTACAGCAACGTTACCAATGTTACGTCCTGGAAGTGAAGCAGCCTTAACATAGATAAGATCACTTTCACTAAGAGCAGGTACACCTTGCAACTGCATCTGAGTCACACGGAAAAGAAAATCACGGCTGAAGTCTTTATCAGCTGCGGTACGGTAGAAGTTTTGAATATTTTGTGATACTGGCATTGTACTATTATTTATGTCTAGAGCACTTAAAAAGAGAAGGTCTTGCGACCTTCTCTTGTAAAAAGTTATATTTTAATGTAGATTAGTGGGAAGCGCAAGAGCTGTCTTCGGCTGGAAGATTCTTATGCATAACGATAGCTGTATCTTCATCTACCATAAACTCAAGAGTTTTACCATCACCCTCCATATCGAACCACCCATCCTTGTCTGAAGTAACTTCACTCAGATCACAACCAGCATGGGCACATGCATCTGCCAAAGAGTTAAACTTCTTACCTCTCATTATGGATTGGCCATGCATTCCACCAACGCTTGCTACCTCATACTTACCTTCACCATCAGGAAACTCATTTGTAGCACCCTCTCGCTGCTCAGCATCTTCATCCCATGTCCAGCTACCTTCCTGATTAAAATCAATTGGTCTATCAGATTCAACAACCCACTCACGACCCGCTGGATGCTGATAACACTTCTTAACCATACCACCACTCTTAACAGTCTTGATAAGATCACCTTCTGGTTGCCTGTATTCCATTGGTTGAATGCTACCTTCCTTGTCATTTTCAATAACAGTATACTTATGTGTAGCACCCTCTCGCTGCTCAGCATCTTCACCCGGCCCCATACCTTCTGGTGCCATATAAGCTGCTCCTTCTGCTCGCTCATTATCTTCATGACCTAAACCATCTTTAAGATCATCTTCCGCCATAAGCTTACCATCAAGAGTAAGTGCATATCCACCAGCTTCAATTGCACTGTCAGGACCTTTTGTTACAAAGTCTTCTGGAGAGCTAAATTGACCAGTTGTGATCATGTAACCATTAGCATGTTTTACAATAGAAATGACAAGCTCGCTTTCATTACTTGGATCTGGTGCACCTACTTCATAAAGGTCACCACCAAGCTCAGCAGATTCTAAACTTTCTTCATCGCAGTGAGCTTCAGTGAGAACGTAGCCACGTGGCAATGCAGTAGTTGAAGTTCTCGGAACATAACCACTAACAGAGGCATAAGCTTCCATCATAAGGTCTCTATCTTTGGCATAATTATTATGTTGGGCCATACCATTATTTATGCAACTGTAGCTATTTCTCCACAAAAAAAGAGGAGGTCTTTCGACCCCCTCCTATTTGGTTTGGACAAACTATTTAGTTTCCAACAAGCTCTTCGAAGTTTGTATCTGTACGCGTAGCATAAAAATTCACAAGAATAAACTCAGCAGTACGAACTGGCTTCAAGTAAATGTCAACAACAAGCTCATTCTGGTCAATTACTTCACCAGTATTGTTACGCTCATCACAGACAATCATAAAGTCATACAAGCCATCAGAAGCTTTAACACGCTCAAAGAATGGTGTCAAAGTATTAGCTACTCTTGTACGAGTGAACAATGTATTGTTCTCAAAGAGGAAGAACTGCATTGTCTTCTTAGTGATCTTCTCAAGGTAGAGGAAAGTACGACGAACGTTAATACGATCGAATGCACTTGGCTTCTTGAGGAGAGTCTTCTGACCGAAGAACACATTACCCTGATCAGCAAAGTTTGCTACTGGGTTAAGGTTAACAGTGTAAAGATCATCACGTTGACGTTGGTTAGGGCTGATTGCAATATCATCAGCATCTTGAATAATACCACGATTGAATCCAGCAGGTGCACCCCATGGACCAACCTGAGCATCTGTAGAAGCCATCTTAGCACAAGCAAAGCCAGAAGATGGAACATATACATAAAGGCCGGTATAGTTATCATATACCTTCATCCAGTTAGCAAACACTGTTGCATAGGATGTATTAGCAAGAGAGAACTGATGGCGCATTGCCCAGTAGATGTCAGTGTAGAAGTTCTTTGTAGGATCCTTCTGTACCTTCTGTGACTTACCAGCTACAAGAATCTGACGGATTGGATCAGCAACGAAAAGAATGTCACCACGACCACCATCCTTAACAGGACCTGCAAATGTTGCAAAGCGGTTAAAGACTGTTGTGTAAGCTGTACGAGCTTCTTCACCAGTAGAGTCAAGATCACTAGAAGTACGAAGAGCTTCAATAGCTGCTGTTGTACGAGTATCATCAAAACCACGAGCAGAGAGAGTAGCATTAGCTGTCTCCATGTAAGTGTGAATAGTACCAAGACCACCTTCAGCAATAATATCGATGTCAAACTTACGATCGTTACGAATACGATCAAGAGCACGATCAAGCTTAAGTGGAATGGAGCCGATTTCTTTAGATGTAAGACTTACTTCACCGTAAGAACCAAGTGGGATAAGACTGTCTGCTTTAGCAACCTCACCTGCGAAAGTAGCAGCGAAGAAGTTAATTGGAAGACCAGCAGCGTCAGATGAAATAGCACCACCCTGAAGACCATCTTTGAATGACTCAGTGTAAACACGAATCTTCTTCTTTGGAGTACCATCTGCATTAAGGTTAACACCACCAAGAGCGTCAGCAACAAAAGGGTTAACAACGATGTCAATATTGCGTGACTGGTCATTTACAGTATCAAGAGAGAAGTTAACTGGAGCACCACCACTCTCAGAGTTACGTTGACGATACTGACCAATGGAGCCATTGTAGCCCTCTTCAAGAAGGTAATCAAGACGATTAGCGTCCTTAGAGAATACAGACTGACGAAGTTTGAATACACCAATGTTCAATGTATCATCAAACTCACGATCACCGATATCATAACCAACGATGCGATCTTCCATAACTTGTGAGATGGAATTAGTAGCAGGGTTAGTACCAAATTCTGGAGTAGCTGTAAGAGCGAACTCAAAGCGAGAAGCAGGAACGTCTGTGAAAGCAGAAAGACCAGTAGCGCCTGGAGCAGCTGTTGCTGTCTTAACATCAACAATAGCGTCGAAGTCTGTTGCTGGGTTAAGGTTAGTGTTATCAGAAACACCAACATAGTAACCATTGAACTGACCATCAATAACAGTCTGTCCCTTGTTAACAACAACAAGAGCAGCACCACTCAAGTCAGAAATACCTGAGAAGGATGTCTTAAGTTCTTTGCTTTGTTCAAACAACTCACCATTTTTGTACTGCATGTACTGCTCGTCAGTCATTTCGAACTGAGTAGGAGCACCGAGAAGGTAAGTAGCGTTCTCTTTATCAGCGTCAGTTACGATTGCATCAGCATCGCGATCCCAAACAATAGCAGGGTATGCCAATACACTAATCTTAGAACCGAAGCCTTGTCCGTTGCTAGCACCATAAGGCAAGCGGTTAACAAGTACTGAACCTGTAGAGTTAAGTGTAGCACGTGTAGTGTGATAGAAGTAGCGTTCAGCTGCAGTCTTTGGTGTACCATAAATTTGCTCAAACTCAGAAATACTTCCAAGTCCAACAACTTCGTCGGTAGGTCCTTCAGATGCAAAGCCAGCTACATAAGTAGTAGTTCCGGTTTGAGCTGTGCGAAGTGATAAATCACTCTCACGAATCTCAACGCCCGGCGATTGGATTGTCCTTTTAGCCATACTTATATTTATGGCTTTTCAGCTGAAAATCTATTTTTCTCTACAACAATTCTGTATGGATTTGAGAGTAAACAAACGTTAGAGAGCTTGTAATCTCAGCTTCATCTCTGTAGCTATAGTCAATAGAGCCAACAGTGATAGGAAAGGCTTTTGTATAAGTAAACTTGATGCGCTGCTCGTTATATTCATCCAATCCATAGAGTGTCATATCTGTTTGATACTGTCTGAAGTCTTCATCAGTAACAAGATTGGAGGCATCAAAGAGACCTTCCTTCTCATCATGCATAAGGTCGAGCCACTTATAAAGTACCCAGTAGTTGTTATAACCATTATCGATTGTAAAGTTAACTGTTACAGGTTCATATGGTGTCTTGGCGTGACCTGAGTTATATAAGTTCGATCCAGCATAAGCAATCTGAATAGCAGGAACGGTAATGGCTGGAACAACAGCACCATATACAGAGAACTGCATAGCGTCTCTATTAACATTGAACGTGCTTCTCTCATCCTTTGAATCAAGTCTCTTTAAAGCAGGTGGTAGATCAAAGACGAGCTTAAACTTATCTGCTCTGCTCTTGTTAAGAAAGGATTGATTGTTAGTGTTAGCAGCCATATACTTATTTAATCTATAGTGGAGTGAATCCAGCCTCTAATAAGTCATAATAATCATCACCCATTTCCGTCTCAGTACCATCACTCATGCCCCAATAAACAGGATTAAGATCAGGACTACCACCAGCCATGTTCTCATTATTATAAATGGATGTTGGATCTTCAAAGAGCTGTAAACCAAAGTCCATTGGCTCAATAATCTTAGGTCGACCAGTATCATCTTTCTCGATGATCTCAAAGTACTGCTCAGCAATATCATTATCAAGAACATAATAGCCATACATAATAGCCATAACCATATCATCATGCTTACCCTTTTGAGCTTTCCATGTACCATTTGGATAACGAACAAAGTCTCTAAACTCATCTAATGTCTCCTGATCACGCATTACAATAGAGTGAAGGTCATTCATCCAATAGCGCATGTTCATGATACCTTTATGCTTAGTATTAGTATGAGCAATCATACCATACATTCTATTCTTACGATGTGCTTTAGCATTACCATAACTAACAAGTTTAGGATAGCCCATATCATGTAGCAATCTATCTACTACTTGTGCACCGCAGTTGTTACGCTCAATAAGAGCCAGCGGCGAGCCATAGTTGCGAAGTATCTGATGAACCTTATTACTAAACTCAAGAGGAGAGATCTTGTTATTCTTATATACAGCAACCTGTCTAACTTCTGCAGGATCGGTTACATCCAATACCTGAACTACTGAGCTATCTTTACCAACACCTTCAGCTGTATCAACACCAGCAGCATAAATTCTAGATGAGTCAGCCTCTTCCCAAATCTTATA